GACCCATTCCGCCTCAAGTCCGCGCGGCAAGTGCACATATCCGGCCGGATGGCGCGCGCCTGCGAGAATGTCCTCATCAGTCGGCCGCACAAGGCGCAGATAGCGATAGGTCTCGCTCTTGAAGGTGGCGACCGCGACGGTCCAGAGCCGGGCGCCACGGCGCAGTCTTTTGCCCGCTTCTGTCACATCCACAAAGCTTGGACCGACGACCGGCGCGGCACGATTGAAGCCCTCAACGCCTTTGAGCGGCGCCACCTGTCCGTGTCCCATGGCGCGCGCCCAGGAATAGACGGCAGACGCTTCGTAGCCCGTGTCGATCCCGAGTTTGGCGAGGCCGAGCCTTGCGCCATGCGCGTGAGGCCAAGTTCGCTCCAAGAGGCTAGCCAATTCCGACCAGCATTCTGGGTTATCGGGTCCGCCATCGATGACGATGTGATCGACGAGCCAACTCGTCAGATCCCGTCCCCAAGCCCAGATCGAAACCTCGATCCGGTCTTTCTGCACGTCGGCGCCGGCGGTGAGAAACAAGCCGCCACTCGGCACAGTGCCAATCTGCCAATCCTCGCGGCGCTCATAAAGCCGCTGCCAGTCGGGCGCGTCTCCGGTCTCGATCCAGGTCTCGCCCAGAACGCTGTTCTTGAAGCTGCGCTTGGCTTCGTCGCTCGACTGCGAGGTTTCCCACATGCGGGCGATCATCGCCCAGCTCATCCAGCCGACCGGGGAGTAGAGCGCCGAGAGGTGAAACCCGATCGTACCGGGATCCGTCGCCTCGGCGGTCGCACGCCATTCGCCGTCTTCGAGCATTGCGATCTTGTGATGCTCTTCGATCGGTGTATCGCAGGCGTCGCAGATATAGTGCGCCGTCTCCGGCTTGCCCTTGTCCCAGCGCAGCCTCTCGAACCGCAACCATTGCCGGTGTTGGCAATGCGGGCATGGCACGAAGAAACGCTGTTGATCGGACGCATCGAACTCGCGCTCGATCCGAGACACGCCATGAATCGTCGGCGTCGAAGCGAGAAACACTTTCGATCGCCACGAGAAGGTCCTGGTGCGCGCCTCAGCAAGCGCAACCGGATCGCCTTCTTCATCAGCCGAGGGCGGATAGGCGTCCACCTCGTCGAGAAACAAATAGCGCGCCGGCATGGAGCGCAGGCCCACGGCGCTGTTCGCGCCGGTGATGACCAAAAGACCCGCCGGGAATTCCTTCGACAGGACGGTGTTGCCGGCGTCACGCGCGCGGGACGGTTTGACCCGTTCGCGTAAGCTCGGGCTTTCGGCGATCAACGGCTCGATGCGTTGGCGCGAGAAGCGTTTGGCAAGCTCCACCGTCGGCTGCACCGAGAGCATCGGCCCCGGTGCGTGATGGATGACATAGCCGATCCAGTTGTTTCCTGCTTCCGTCGCGCCGACTTGCGCCGCCTTCATGAAGACGATGCGCCGCACCGGATGGGACGGCGATAGTGCGTCCATGATCGCGCGCATGTAGGGCGTGCGATCTGTTCTGTAGCGCCCGGGCTCGGCCGAAGCACGTGGGCTCAAAAAGCGATGGCGGTCAGCCCATTCCGAAACCGTGAGAAGTGGATCGGGCGTGAGCCCGTCGCGCCAGGATCTCCAGAGTTCATCGGCGCCTTCGAAGGCGAAAGCCTCAACGAACCGAAGGTCCGCGTCAGCGAAATTCGGGTCGGATCTCGGCAAGCTCGGCGAGATGGGCGCGGACATGCGTCTCCAGAACTTTTTGCATTGGATGCGCCTCGACGCCGAGTTCGGCCGCCATCAGGGCTGCGATGCGCGCGGGCCAATTCACCCATGTGTCGCGCTCCTCGCGCGCGAGGCGGAACACCAGCGCCGTCGCCCGTGACCGGTCGACCACCTCGTTCTTCATTTTCTGAAGCCTGAGGCGGCGCTCTTGCGCCTTCAGCACCTCATTGGCGGTCTTGGCTTGCAGGAAGGTCGTCCCGCCACCGTTGGGCGGCGTAGCGATGCCATTCTCCCGCAGCGTGTCGCCCACCGCCGAGAGGGCGGCATCCGGGACAGGCCTCAGCTTCGTGGCGCTCGGCGTAGACCGCTGCTTCGACGGGTCCGTCATGGCAGCACGGCGCGCGTCACTGGCCGCCGCGTCGATCGAGCCGTCTGGTAGCAGAACAAGCCGGCCTGCGAGTCTGGCCTTCTGGATCGCGCCACGCGACAGCCCGACATGGGCCGCGTATTGGCGCTCGCTCATGCCCTTCATGGATAGGTCCTGACGTCAGGTGACGTCCGGATCCTTCATCCAGGCAGGGATATCGCGCTCGGCATGGAGCACGCGCCAGACGTCGATGTGGATCTCGCGCTCGATGTAGAACACGAGATAGGGATAGCGCTTCAGCGGCCAGAACTTGAGGCCCTGCAAATCGAGCTCATGGGCATAGCGGCTGGAGCCGCTTGCGGGGTGCCGACCGACATGCTGGTAGGCTCGCTCCAAAGCGTCGACGAACCCCAAGGCGACGGCTTCACCGCCTTGGTCGAGATAGTGGTCGAGCGCCTCTTCGATGTCCCGGTTGGCAAGCTCGCGCGGAATGACCGGCTTGGCGGTCACGTCGCTCGATTGCTGCGGACCCTGGCGCGCAGACCCTCGAAATAGCCGTCATCTGCCGTTGCAGCCGGAGCCGACTGGGCGCCTTGCAGCAGCAAGCCGCGCAGACGCTGACGCTCGAGGTCCTTGCGAATGAGCTCGCGCACATATTCGCTGCTCGTCCCAAAGCCGCGCGTCGTCACCTGCTCGTCCACGAAGGACTTGAGCGATTCCGGCAGGGAAATATTCATTGTGCTCATGCGGGCAAGATAGGCGTTTTGGCAAAATTTGGCAAGAACTGCCTTACATCGAGCCAGGACTGGCGCGCGTCTGGAGGCCAAAAAAGCAATGAAATGATGTGCTTATCGCCTTGCTAGGTGCGTCGATCAGAGCCTGTATGGAGCCACAATCAAGCGCAGGAGAGCGCCATGACCAAGACCGCCGCCAAGCCGGCCGCCCTCGACGCCTTCATCGCCAGGAAGGCCGAAATCGACGCAGCGCTCGCACGCCTGCAGGCACTCAGCGATGACCATTTCGACTACGCCCCTGAGGAGATCCATTGGGGGCATGTGGGAACCCTTGCCCATTACGCAGAGCTGCTGAAGCGCATCACCGACAGCGCCTTCAAGGAAGGCGAATACGCCGACTGACGAGCGCCCAGCGCGCTCACGGCCCCGACCGGCATCGCCGGCGGGGCTTGGGGTCCTAGCAGCGCCGCGATGGTCGCGGGCGCCGCCCAGACCAAAAGGATCCAACCATGAAGCTTTCCGACACGCAGCTCGTCATTCTCACCGCCGCCGCCCAGCGCGCCAACTTGCTGGCGCTACCCTTGCCGCAGAACCTCAAGGGCGGCGCGGCGCAAAAAGTTGTTTCTTCGCTGCTCAAGCAGGGCTTGCTCGAAGAAGTCGACGCTGACCCGCGTATTGGCGAACCGGTCTGGCGCAAAACCGGCGACGGCCATGGCGTCACGCTCGCAATCACTGAGCACGGGCTTGCCGCCATCGGCATCGAGCCGGAGAACGCTCACAGCAAGGCGGGCGAGAAACCCAAGCCGCACACGGCCCCTGAGATTGACCGCACAGACAAAACGCGCAAGCGCGCAGACAGCAAGCAGGCCAAGCTCATCGAAATGCTCCGGCGTCCCGAAGGCGCCAGCATCGAAGAGATCGTCGCAGCATTCGACTGGCAGGCGCACACTGTGCGCGGCGCGATTGCCGGCGCTCTCAAGAAGAAGCTGGGTCTCGAAGTAACCTCGGAGAAGATCGACGGTCGGGGACGTGTCTACAGGATCGTATGACGCGCCAACGAGAGGCGCCGTCTGGCATCAAAGCCTCGCGGCGCTTCTTCGTTCAGATCGCATCCGGAATTCCTCGAACACGCGGCGCAACGTGAATGACCTTGCGATCGAGACGATGGTGAACACCGCGCCCATCACGAGATTGTCGGCAAGCGAGACGTGGAGCCCGAAAAACGGAAAGACTGCGATCTGTGTCAACACGGCGATGCCGTAGCCGACCGCGACATTGGCAAGCGACTCCACCAGCGACATGCGTCGTGACTGCTTCATGCCGCATCCGTTGTTGTGTTTGCGCCAAGCCGCTCGGCCTTGATGACGTCGAAGCTTCGTCCGTCACCTTCAAGGATCGCTGTGCCGCGGGTTTGTGCCTGCCACCGCTCCACGGCGACATCGACATAGGCCGGGCTAATCTCCATCGCGAAGACGCGGCGAGCATTCGCTTCACCGGCCATGATCTGCGAGCCGGAGCCGGAGAATGGTTCGTAGCAGAGCCCGCCACGCGCCACATGCTGGCGCATCGGGATCCCGAAGGCGTCGAGCGGTTTCGGCGTCGGGTGGTCCGGGCGCTCGTCTCTCGCGAAACTCGGCAGCTCCCAGGTCGATGGCAGCGTCTCCTCCGCCAACTTCGGCGGACGGTTCGGTCGACGCCAGCCCATGAAGCAGGGCTCATGCTTCCACAGGTAATGCGACCGGGTGAGAACGCCACGGTCCTTCACCCAGATGATCTGCTGATGGACGAAGGCGCCGGCTTTGTCCCAGCACGCCTCCAGCATGGCTTGCCGGCGTGACGCGTGCCAGCAGTACCAGGCGGCGTCATCGGTGATTGCTTCAGCAACAGCCGCTGCGATGAAATTGTCATAGAGCTCGGCACCCTGAGAACTGTCGTCCCACGTCACGCCGTAGGACTCCGACCAGTCCTTGTTCCGGGTCGGATGGTTCGAGCCATCATAGTCCACGAGATAGGGCGGATCGGTTGCGAACAGCACGGCGCGCTCGCCATTCATCAGGCGGCGCACATCAGCGTGGCTGGTGCTGTCACCGCAAAGAAGCCGGTGGTCGCCGAGGATCCAAAGATCGCCCGTGCGCGACGCCGGATTGCGGGGCGGCTCGGGAATCGTCAGCGGCGGCGTCGACCCATTGGCCTGCGAGCCTCCCTCGGCCGCTTCAGGATCGAAGGCGAGAAGCTTGTCGAGTTCGCCGTCGGAAAACCCGACTAGCGAGAGGTCGAAATCATCGGCCAGCAGGCTTTGAAGCTCTCCGGAGAGGAGCGCCTGATCCCAGCTGCCGAGTTCCGTCAGCTTGTTGTCGGCGATCCGGTAGGCGCGCCGCTGAGCCTCGCTCAGATGGCCGAGGACGATGACGGGCGCCTCGGTCAAGCCAAGCCGCGTGGCGGCCAGGACGCGGCCGTGTCCGGCGATAAGCTCGCCATCCTCCGCGACAAGACAAGGCACCGTCCAGCCGAACTCGGCCATGCTGGCGGCGAGCTTGGCCACCTGATCATCATCATGGGCCTTCGGATTGGCGGCATAGGGCGCCAGCTTGGCCAGCGGCCAGGTCTCGATCCGCTCGGGGGCGAAGCTCAGCGTCATGAAGGGCGGGTGTCCAGGTTCGTGGATGCCGCACGGGGTCCGGATCCTGGACTCCATGCGGGGTCCAGCGGCCACGATGCGCGGTCGAAAAAAGCAGCGGTTTGTCGGGGCTTGCAGCGATTGGCGCTGCGGCGCCGGGTGGCCTGGCTTCCCAAAAACCGACCCTGACGCTAGCGATGTTTCGCGCGTCGCCCGCCAGCATTGCGCAGGCGCCCGGAAGGACCCGGGCTCTTGCGCTCGTGCGACGCCAGCGCGCTCGTCTCGCGAGGATGGCAGAAAACCTAGCCCAATCCGCTGTTTTTGTCCGTTCGAAAAGTGTCCGCACGACACTATTCGCTTGGCTTCTCACCGCTTCGCCGATTCAGCCTGCGCGATCACGTGACGCTTCGAATGATTGCGGTTGAGCCGCCGACCATTAAGCCGAAATGCAATGACGCAAAGCGCGTAGAGCCAGTGCTCATGCGCCGCAGAGCGCTGCATGCCAACCGACCAGCAGATTGCCTTCCACCGTTCGCCATGCGCGCGCATCCAGACGATCTTGCCGTCGATCGGATCGAGCCCGACCGTCCAGCTGAGCGTCTCCTCCATGCGGCTGATCGCGGCAGGCGAAGGCAGCACGCGCATCGGTCTTGGCTCTTGTCCGACCTTGTCGGCGAAGTCGTGCACGATCTGCGGCCAGACGTTGAAGTAGCCGCGACTGCGCTCCGCCGGCAGGCGCTTCAGCACGAAGGCGGCCTCAGACAGGCGTTCCTCGACGAGGCTCGGCGTCCATTCGGTCATTGCTGAACCTCCTTGCGTTTGGATCGATCGCCATAGAGCTTCTCACCGAGCTGGCGGATCAGTTCCCGCTCCGGCCAGGTCAGCCGGGCATCGTCGAGCGAGACCGCCAGCACACGCTGTTCACGCCAGCCTTCGCGTTTGATCTCGTCGGGTGTGCGGCGCTTGCCGCCATAACCAGGAGGCGCCCACTTCACAGCACGCCTCCTCGTGTCTCCATCGCCCAGAGCAGGATGGCGAGCGCATCAGCCTCGTTGTCGTCGGCGGGGTTGAAACCGCGACTGCGCATCGCTGCAAGGACAGCCTGTTTGTCGGCATTGCCCTTGCCCGTAGCGAAGCGCTTCACGGTGCCGACAGGGACGCCCTGGTAGGCCACGCCCTTGCGCTCACACCACGCGGTCAGCGTCGCCAGGAAGCCGCCGTAGATGTGGGCGGCATCGGTGCCGATGTGCCGACGGACTTCCTCGAAGTAGATCGCCGCCACGCCGCCCGTGTCCTGGGCCAGTCCCTCAAGCCAGGTCTGGAAGCGCAGGTAGCGCATGCCGCCGCCGTCGTAGCGCCCGGTGCGGAAGGTCACTGTGCCGCTATGCACGATCCCCTGGACGAGGCTTGCCCATCCGGTCGTGGTCCCGAGGTCGAGCGCGAGGATGGTCCTTTCCGCCGGGATGGTCGGTGGCGTCGACTGATGAAGGCTGGGCATGGTGACGGGTATTGCTTGCGTACTCATGGCGGTCGATCCCTGGGGGAGGCGGACGGTCGAGGGGTGGAGATGCAGGCCACGCGCGCGCGAAGCCCCCGGGGGTGGGAATGGGAGACCCCGCCTGCGGCGGTCTCCCCACCCCCGAAGGGGGTGGCTTTCACCCCCTAAACTTGAACCACCCGATAGTGCATTGATCTGATTGACGAATTTCCAGTTTGGGCAGTTTGGAAACGCCGCATCGACCCAATCTGGTTGGAGCGAAGCCAAACTGGTCAGCGCGCAATTCTGACGGGGTAGTTTCGGAAACCCGCCCAATCTGATCACAGCGAACCAGAGCGAAGCGCTGAGCGGCCATGTCGGAGCAGTTTCGGCGCTGCGCCCCATCTGGTTTAAACTGGGCAGAGCGCAGTTCTGCGGGATGTTAGTGGCGCCCGAGATCATGGCTGCTCACCCTCCGGATAGACCCACACTTGCGGGTTCTCGACCTCGAGCAGCGCGCCGGTCTGGGGCGATTTATAGTGGGTCGGCAGCACGGCGATGGTGGCCGGTATGACCTCGCCGGTATCGG